TAAGGTCTGAATAGTTAGTGGTAGCTTTACTGAAGCTACTTGTAGGAGATGGTTTAATTAACGCTATCTTTAGCGTGTGTGTGTCTAAGTCGTGAACACCCCCAAGTAGCTCTTGCTTGAAGCTGTTGCACATTGCTGTAGTAATAGTACCCATGAGAATGTCCTTTTGTTAAATGCACGAAGAGGCCAGCAAAAGCCAGCCTCTAAGTTTATCTTGATTATGCAGCGTTGTAATGTGCTGTGACAAGTCCTTGTGGGCGTAGAATCTTACGTCCGTAAAGGTGCATACCACGTACAATGTCTGCAAATGAGTCAGGATCTCTGTAGTTCTCAACTTTGTTGATCTGCTCTGCAGAGGCAACTGCGTCTTCTTGTCCAGCTAAGATCACACCAAAGTTTGCGTCTTGTGCTAGTGCGCCTGATGTACCTGCACCTGTACCTTTTGAAGGTAAGTTGTTAGATACATGGACTCTGAAGCCGTGTAAGTTGTTCATTACTAGACCGTTCTGTAGACCTGATCCACCGAAGTCAGCATTCAAAAGACGTGAGTCTTCATCTTTCATCATCTCCATGAAGATAGAGTCAACAACTAAGTAACGTCCACGTGAGTCGACGTTTGCTACATCCATTTGACGTGCCATACGTGCGACAACTGACAAAGGTGATACAGTAGCTGTTGATAATGCTGTAGCGCCAGGTAAACGTACTGCTAGTGGAATAGAATCACCAGTAGCATATGCTGTAGATGCAGCGTCTGCTGAACCTAATGCACCAAAGTCAGTAGCGTCTAATTGGTTAACCTTTAAAAATTCACCATTTATTTCGCCCGCTGTTGGGTGCTGTGCTGTACCTGATACAGTAGTTGCATAAGTACCATTTGCTGCATGACCTGACATATAACGAAGTAAGTCTACGTCCATTGCGTCAGCCATTTTATATGCTGCTCTATCTGCAGCTAGGCTTACGAAATCAACATTTGCAAACTGGTCTTCAATGTCATCCATTTTAAAAGCAAAGTAGTTAGCTTGATCAATGGTGAGTGAGAACTCAGAATCATCTAGGTCTTCTACAGAGATTGCTGTTTTACGCTCAAGAGTGTTAACTGTTACGTCAGGCTCTTTTTGAATGCGTACAACATCCCCTTGATTTGCAATGTCACCAAAGTAGTTACTGTTGGTAATTGCTGCTGCAACAGAAGCTTTACGTAAAGCGATCTGTGCTTGTTTGGAATAGATAATCGGGCTGAAATTGCCGTCAAACCCACTCTTACTCGATGCGAGTGCTATAGCCATAGTTAAATCTCCTTATAGATATGGCGTTGAAGTAATGCTACATATCCACCATGAAGAGGCTCTTTGTAATAGGGTAGTCAACTTTGCTTCTAGGCTGCGCTGCCTGTCTGCGTTGGGCCTGTACTTAGAGGTAGTTCTTTTGTGTGGCTAGTGCTTGAGTTAAGCATACACACTAATGTTGTGTATATGCTATAGTTTTATCTATGATACTTAGAATGTCAACTACTTTCTTGACATATCATAAATAAAGTTTCCGTTACGTTGGGCATCCATGATTTCATCTGCCCTCTTCTCATATTCTTTGATTGACATGTTAGCTACCTCAGACTCACGAATCATCTTAGCTGACTCATCTGGTTCTGGTGCTGCTGCACTTTTTGTCTTGACAGAAGATGCTGCTGCTTTCTCATCAGGTTTAGCTTTCTTCTTGTTAGTAATACCTTTGTCAATTTTGTATAAGTCTATTACACGTGCTACAGATTTTGCATCATCAACGTTTTCATACAAAGCATCTTGTACCCACTTAGGTTGTTCCTTTGCCCAATTATGAAACGTATCGTCTTGACGTATCTCTATAAAGTCAGGATGTATCTTAACAAGTTCTGCTTCTGCTTTATCACGATGTGCATCTTGTCGCATCTCTTCTAGTTCAATCATACGATCTTCTATATCTTTAGCTGCACTTTTAGATTTCTTATCAGCTATAGTTTCTATAATAGATGCAACATCAGGATACTCTTTAGTCCAAGCTTCTAGCTCTTCATCAGTCTTAGGTAACACAAGCTGTTTATTAGCAGCCTTAGATAGTTGAGATTCTAATGCTTCTATCTTAGCATTAAACTCTTTCTCTTTGTCCTGTTGATGTCTGCGTAAATCACCATAACGTTTCTTGAAGTTTTTCTCTTCAGCACTTAGCTCATCATCTTCTTGTGCTTTGGCTTCTGGTTTCTCTTCTTGTTTGGTATCACTTTCTGCCTGTACTGGTTCAGCTTTAGGCTCTTCGCTACTGGATTCAGCTTCAGAGGTTTTTTCTTCTGTCTCATCTACTATGCCTTTAGCTTCTCTATCTTGCTTCATTAGCTCTGCTAATTCTGCTTCATCTTGTTTGATACGTTCTTCGTTACGTGCATACGATGCTGATTGCATAGGCACTTTCTTTATGTTTACTTTTTCGTGTTGCATTTCTGCCATTTGTTTTTTCCTTATGTTGGGGTCAGCCGTAGCTGAGTAGCCTTATAGTTATTTGGATTTTTTCTTCTTCTTCATCATGCCGCCTTTGTTTTTTCCACCGCCTCCATAGGTACGTCTTGTGCTTGGCGCTCCGCCTCTTCTAGGATCATTAAAGTCAGGACTTTTAGTCTCAGTAGATGGGGCGATATCTCTACCTACTTGTGCTATACTGGAACCAGTTTCCTTAGAAACGTTGGCTATGTCACGCGCTCTATCTATTGCCTCTTGTTGGTTATCAGAACTTGAATCTCTTTGTTGCTGTAGCATATTCTCTGTTTGAGTTTGCTGTTTAGTAAAGGAATTTTTAGCAGCCTCTTCAGATATCTGATCAGCTTGTGTTTTAAGCTCATTACTAAGCCCATCATCTACTCCCGGAGTTGTAGTTTGACTTGCTGTTTGATCATTTGGTGTGTAAACACTTCCTGCTCCCGGCGTGTAAGGTTGACCACCAGCCATAGTAGGATCAGCAAAATCTGTATCAGGTGTTACTGGTTTAGGTATTTGACCTACAGTCTTTTCAAAGTCTCTTCCTAGTATCTTATCTAGTAGCGTAGGTGTTTCTCTTTCTGCAATCTCAAGTAAGTTTTGATAGCGCTGAATATCTACCTTTGAAGTTTCATTAGATGCTAATCTACGTTCTATCTCTCTCTTTACTTGTCTTGTTTGATTCCACATTGCAAACTTAACTGCTGCGCCCATTAAAGGATTTAGTAATCCCAAACCTGTTGCTATTACATCACCTTTCAAATCACCTTGACTATTTACCATGTCAGTTAATTCTTCAAGACTTAGCTCTTTATAGTTAATAGGATCTGGTGTTGGCATATCCATACCTCCTCCAGAATCAGAACCACCGCTACCGCCTATTGCAGGGGTAGGAGCTACAGCTACACCTTCACCCACTGGATAGTAACCAGCAGGTATTTCCATTTGTGCTACACCATCTATAAAGGTAATAAATATTCTGTGACCTTCATCGTTCATGTACTCACGCATCTCAAGTAGAGGACCACCACCTGTACTATCACCATAGTCTACATAGGCGTTCTCCATGTCAAAGCCACCCTTTTGATCAGGGGCATAGAACGGTTGATTGAACTGGGCTTCACCACCTATGAGGTTTGTATCTTCGTCTGGTACAAGTCCACCTTCATCAAAGCCTAAACCTTCCATAAGTCTTTTGTAGAATGGTTGTTCATAGTAACGTACTGAGTTATTTACAGGCTCTTGGCCTCCTGTATATGTACCTGCTACTTGACCTGCTCTTAGTGATTCATTCTTTGTTGCTGATGCTGGTGACCCATACTTACGTGCTGCACGTTCCATAGGGTTACCGCTAAATCCAAAGTCAAACCTAGATTGATTGTCATCATCATCTTTAAATACATCTCTTAGTCTATTTCGTATAGCTTCAAATCTATTCTTTGGTTCATTCTTTCTGGCTTGAACTCTTTTAGATATAGCTACAGGAGAGTTGTCTTTACGTGAATCAGTATTAGAACCAAAAGCTTGAGCCATTATTTCTGCGTGTGTTTTTCGTGGAGCAGTACGTTTAGGAGCTTTTATATTTCTATTCTTTCCTACATCTTTGTAGTCAGCCATAGATGTACCACCCCT